TTAAGTTTTGACCAAGCTCACTGCCAAACTTATTGTAGTGAGGAGCTTTGTACAAGTCATTACCAGAAACGTCATGAATAAGAAACTCTCTGTAGTTGTCACCCCCAGGAAGAGTGTAATTACCATACATAGTTTGACTTACATCATCCAAAATAGTAGTTTCAATAGGAGCCATATTGGTAGCTATCAAACTCTCTACAACCTCTTTAGGTATACTCTTAACCTTAGCTTCCTTTTGGTAAGCTTTAAGTATTTCCTCTAGACCCATAGACGTAACATCTGTTGAAGTACCCTTTACGTACCCAGGCTTAGGACCTTTTTTACCAGGAATAAATAACCTCATCCAATCCTCTGCAGAAGCTTCCTCAATATTACTAGCAGATAAAGATATTAAAGCGTTAGGTGTATACTCCATATCGTATGCAGGAGCCTGGAATCTAAGTCCAGATTTAGGGTCTCTAAACCTTTCGTCAAGTGGGCTAACCTTCTCAGCATTCTTAGCGTAAACCAACCCACCGATCTGAACAACTTCATCAGCCTTAACTACAGGCATACCATCTAGTCTATCGTAGAAGTAAGAGTGTCTGAATGGATTCATACCAACCTGTACCCAAGATGGGTCATTCATAACTTCAACAACAATACTCTTAGCGTTCTCTGCTCTAGCTTCTGGGGTGTCCCCTTCTAGTGGACTCCAGTTACCCATAACCCTAGCTATCGTAGCTTTAGATTTACCTCTAGCAATATTTAGAGCAGCACCAGGATTTGACGCAAAGGTTACGTTTTTTATTCTAGCTACGTTAGTATAAGATACGGGTGAACCACCAACATCTAAACTACCATCTCTTTTAACTTTACTATCATGGACAGTAACAACCCAAGTGTTTTTATCAACGTAAGCGTTTATGTCTAACCTTACGCCAACTTCACGACCCTCCTCAATAGGAACGTCTATCATGCTCTCACCTGTCTTTTTGCTTATGGATTTCTTACCTATAGCAAACTCAACGTTCTCTAAAGACGCAGGGTCCATAAACTTAGTTATAGGTTTAATCAGGCTGTTGTCTTTAACTATTTTCAAGTACTCTTCATACTCGATCTCTCTAGCAAAGTAATCGTTAGCAGCTTTCTGTACAGCGTCGTTTCTGTTGGTTATGGCTCTATCACCTTTACCAATCTTAGACTCTTCCCATACAACCTCTTCTACGTTTGGTGCTTGGAACTTTAAAGGCATAGAGCTTACACCAGCTACAGTAGTCATTATCTGATCTTTTCTGTAAATTATGTTTCCTTTGTCGCCTTTTCCAATAACAGTTTTACCTATTGGCTTGCCTGTTTTTGGGTCTTGAAAAACATCATACCACGCTTTTCTGTCATCTAGCCTGTGGATCTTAGCCCTATTGCCTTCTGCTGAAACTATAGAGGTTCCATAACTCTCATAAGAATCTGTCTTTACAGCCTTTACTGGACCATCTATTTCTAAGACAGCATACACCCTATTAGTTTTTTCCTCACCCCTTAGTGATGGCTCTGTAAGAACATTAACAACAGCAGCCTTCATGCTTTGGAATACAGGCTCCCCTTTCTTATTGAACCTAACTTTACTGTCGTCACCTAAGCTAGACTTTATAAAGTTTATAAAGTTAGTTTTACTAGCTTCAGATTGAAAAGCATTTTTTTGAAGCTCTTGAAGAAAGGTATTTGTAAACAACTTTCTGTCTTTAAATCTAGATTCATCGTAGTGAAGTTTGTTCCATATTTTCTCAACAGCATCTTGATGAAAATCAGTTATAGGTCTGTACGATTTTAAATTTAAATTCAAACCAACTGCTTTGGATCCTTTACCTTGAACTTTATTAGCAGCATTAACAAGTGCCTTATAAACATTAGGCTTGCTCATACCCATTTTAGATATAAAGTTGTCTGAAGTAAACAAGTTGATAATACCCCTAGATGAAGCAGTATTTGAAAGTAGTTTATCTTTTGGTGCTGTAACAAGAGCCATGTATATTTTTCCACCATTTTTTTCTATGGTAGAATTTAATAGATTAACCATGTCCTGTGCTCTTTGATCCGTAGAAGCCCAGAAGTAACCTTCCTCGTTAAACTTAAACGTAAAAAGTAAACCGCCTTTACCCTCTACCAATATAGTACCGTCCTTGTCTATAATACTCCCTGAGAACATAGCGTCAGGAGAGTGAATAATAAACTCTTTTCCTTTAAAGTCTTCTATTGACTTGTCATTAGAAATAGTACCATCATCGGTCATTTCCTTAAAAGCTTCAGAATTAAAGTCGTAGGAATATTGTATTTGAGACCTTCTGTCTACAACGTCTAAGCTAAGGCGATCATCTACATCAGGTTCAACGTCGCCAACCTCAAACTCTACCTTGCCTACAGTAATGGTTCTTCCGTTGACCAAAGCCCCAGTTAGGTTCTTTGTTATTCCTGCTAGGTTAAGGTCATCTAAACTAACCTTCTCAGGTTGATCAGTAACAGTAACACCAATCTTAGATAGTATTTCGCTAATCAAAGCTCTTAGTCTACCTAGTCTTGAGTTTCTGTCTACGAAGTGTCCATAAGCAGCATCACCAATCATCTCAGCAAAAGCCTCCTCGATCTGAGCCTCTTTAGATAACGTGCTATAGTAGGGATGATTCTGAGCCCACTCTAAGTAGGTCCCCTTCATTCTTCTACCACCCTCAATGTATCTTCTTTTAACTTTACCCTCAGATACTTCCTTCTCTATTTTAGCGTAAGTCTCAGGGGAGTTCTTCTTCATGAAGTCCACCAATGGGTGCACAATCTCGTGGAATAAAGTGTTTCCTTTTACGTTCTCAAGGTTTATGTATATACTCTTATCCTGACCCCTAAAGAAAGCGTTAGAGTTTGCACCTTTTGTAGCCTTCTCATTAGAGTAACCCAAAGCTTTTAATTGCTTGTACATATTATCTGAGTTGCGGACCACTGTCACTTTAAGCCCACCAATAGAGCTCAGTAACTTAAACGCAAAACCTAGAGCACGCTTTCTATCTGAAGGCACTCCATCTAATATATCTTTATCGTAGTTAGGGTCGCTTTCGTCTAGCTTGTGCACGTTGTTAGAGTCAAAGCTTTTACCAAATGTTGTTTTACTTTTATCTACCCCTCTGTGTATAGAAGTCTTTCTACCGTTTATATTGATAATAGATATGTCTCCAGCTTGTCTAGCTTCTGGACCACTAAGGCTTGAGTTATCTAAAGGAACAACGCTACCGTCGGTATTTAAGACACCATCTTTACCAGAGAATACAGACTGTACCTGAAGGTTTCTAGCAGTACCTAAAGCTGCAGCGTTTGTAGTGTTTGTTACTAAAAAACTTTTTCTAGGCTTACCGTCCACCACTTCTGTGATGGTGTATACGGTAGCACCTGAAGCCTCTAAGTCAGCCTTGGTGTTTTCCATTCTAGACTCTAACTCAGCTTTAGTAAGTCCAGACCGATCAGGAGATATAATGTGGTACTTACCACTATCTATAACCTTCTTAGGAACCTTATCTAAACCGTCTTTCTTCGTGTTTAAGAACGCTTTGTTATTATCCTTGGCTATCTGCTCAGTTGTAGGTTTAACGTTCTTGTTAGCCTCTAATTTAGCTTTGAAATCTTTCATAGCATTCCTCGCTGAGGATACGCTTTTAAACTTCCCTTGAGTGATGCTAGACTTTTGAGTTTGCTCACCCTTAATCTTAATACCGTTCTGATCTTGAGACTTAACAATGGTAGGTTTTCTTTTACCGTCTTCAAGTTGTTTTTCAACAGCATTATACTCCTCTATTGTCTCTATAGAGTTAGACTCTACAGTCTCTGTAATAGTTGACATAGAAGCGTCTTGATCGTTCACAGCATCTACAATCTCGATACCATTGTCTTTAAAGAACTTACCTACCCTAGCTCTTGTGGCTTCAGTCCTGCTAGTTACGTTGTACTTGTTTTTCTTACCTTCAGCCTCCATTTTAGATAGGGCGTCAGCAATAGCATTAACATCTTCTGCTGTAGGGTCTTTAGATTTCTCAACCTTTTTAACTAAGTTCTGAACCTCTATCTCTCTCTGCATCATAACCTCTCTTGAGAGTACGTTGTCTGGAGCGTAGTATCCGTATATAATTTCTTCTATTTTACTCCTACCATTTTCTGTAATAGAAGCGTCCATTTTAATATCACCATTTCTAATGGCTTGAGAAACGTCTTTGTCTTTTATAAACTTAATAGCTTCTCCACGCTTCATCTCCTTCTTTTTACCATCTTGCATAGTAAACACTACTGCAATATCGTCGTTTAAAGAGGTGAAGTCAGACCAAGCTTTAGCACCATAAGCTATGGTATGCATACCACCACCCATAATACCACCAATAATGAAGGCGTCACTCATTCTAACTAAAACGTCTGTAAGGCTTTCTGGCGTTCCAGCCCCTGTAATAGCGTCAGTAAAAGTGTTAGATAACTCAGTAGCAGCTTCAGATGAACCTTCTAGACCAAAGCTTTTACCAAAGCCTTTAACGAATTTGTCAGCAAGGTCTGCAGGAGATATTTTACCCAGCCTTTCTACATCACGCATACCATTTATGATCTTAAGGGTGTTCTTCTCAAAGTAACCCTCAGCAAATCCTGTTAACGCAGCGTTAGCTAAAAGCTGTAAGTCGCTTATGTTTAGATCTCCATTTAGTCTTTGCTCTTTTAATTCTAAAGACTTAACACCACCAGCTCCAACACCAGCAAAGCTAGTAACTATTCTTTCAGCAGCCTTTTGCCCAACCTTTCTAGCGAGCATAGGAGTACCTAGCCACATGGTAGCAATCAAAGGGGCAGACTCAGCAACCCCATTACCTACCTGAAAGAAGGCGTTACCCCAATCTCCTTTAAGCATAGACTTGGTTATACTACCCTCTTGGTAAGCTCTGGTCTCTTCTCTAATTTCTTTTGCGTAGTCTTTTACCTTCTTGCCATAGTAGCTACCATACTTCATGTACTCCTCAAAGTTTCTACCGTACTCAATCTCCTCACCACCTAGGGCTTCTGAGAATGGCTTAACAATAACCCCTTCAAAAGCATCTAAGGCTAAAGCGTTAGCACCCTCTATAAGTTCTAAAGATCCAGCTACTAGTTGGTCTAAACCTCCTGCTAATGTACTTTCAGCTATATCTCCCCATCTACCTCCAGACTCTATCTGTCTTTGAGCTAGGTCCTCTAAGTATTTTAAAGACTCTGCATTTTCAGGGTTTACAATGCTTACATCAACATCACCAGCTTGAAACTTGTCAATAAAGTCGTTATCGTACAGCTTTCTTTCTAAGTCTTTGTAGCTAACCTTCTCTCCGTCAATTAAAAAGTTGTTAAGGGGAATGTAATTTAAGTCAACTCCCTCGCTCTCAATTTTAGACATAAAGTCTTCCTGAGAAGTACTACTATTAAGAACGCTTTGATATTTAGATTCGTGATACTTAGTATTAGCTTGGAATGCGTTTTCGTCTACAGATGCTAGATACCTTTTAGCCTGAATACCTTCAGGTGTCTGCTTAACTCTAGTCTTAGACTTCTTTTCTTTTCTTTCTTTCTCTAACTGGCTTGAGTATAAGAATTGATCATAGTCAACACCCTCAGCCTCGTAAAAAGGTCTAAGCTCCTCTTCTTTGTCAAAGGCAATCTTGTCTTCCGCAGATAAGTCCTTGTATCCAGAAAGTCTTTCGTTTAAGCTATCTTGAGTTTTTTGTGCCAATGAAGATTGACCAGTCTCCGAAGTGGATGGAGTATCCTGAGTACCCTCTGGAGCTGCTGCTTCTTGCAACTCTGAAGTATCTTTTTTTTTTAATCCTAATAACAACTTGTAGTCGTCTTCAGATCCGCTGTAACCAGACTTAGTAAATAAACCATACGAGTCTGCAAACGCCTCAGCGTTGTCAGAAAGTAGTGTTTGAAACTCATTTATATCCCCGTTATAGCCTGAGTTTGAAAATAGGCTATGTGCGTCCTTTAAAGCTTCTTCGTTCATGTTTACTTGTTATATTTTGCCCCAACTCCTTGAGTAGGTGTCGGTGTTTCTGTCTCTGTAACTGCCCCTGAAGCTGACTCTAGTATAGCTTGTCCTAAGCCGCCCTTCTCAACTACGTTAGCATCTTTGATCTCTGTATATAGAAGCTCTAGTGGTACTAAGAACACCTGATTAAATGCTTTTACCTTTGCTGCTGGAGTGCCATCCATAGTTTGTCCCACACCAATAACCAATCCTGGCATAGGTCTCTTAGGGTCGTATTCTCCACCAGAAATAACTTCTGATTGATGTGTCTTAACTAACTCATCTTTAGCGTCATCACCTTGACCTTCTAGCATCATGTCAGGAGTTACGTTAACCTTAACCTCTTTGATACCAGTAAAGACTTTATCTTTTAGGGTAACGTCACCATACACTTCTGTTTCGTGAGGTTTACTTACCACACTAAGCATTGCCTGTTGACTTTCAGTTAAGCCTTTTTCGTTATTACCATTTTGTTGCTCCTTAATTATCATCCGCTTTCTTCCCTTACTCTCTCTCTTCCAAACCATGTCAGCTAAGTAATCTACATACTCTAGGTGAAGGTCTTTATCGAATAGTTCTTTATTAGATGGGTCTAGTGCTGCTAATTCCTCAGGCTTTATCTGCTCAACGTTTTGCATTCCCTTTTTCTCTTTAAAGAAGGCTTCTATACCTGAGTAGCTATCTCCACCGATTATAAAGGTCTCACCTGTTGAATAAGTGTTTTCTGCTTGAGTTGTTTTAAAAGTACCAGTAGAAGCGTTAATCACGTGGTTGTTGACAAAGTTCTCTTTGAATCGAGTCTTATCCTTATCAGCCAACCCCTTGTAAACATTTCCTTTTTCATCAGTATACTGAGTCTGAATATCATCTAAATATGATTGATAGTCAGGAGTAGGCATATCCTTAATAATAGTCTTGTCATACCTATCACTGAAAGAAGCTATGTTAGCGTTAAGATCAAAAGTTCCATCTTCAAAAGATGCAATTTCGTTGTTTAAGTTAAGCTCAAAAAGATTGTTACCATCATCATCAGACTTGTATCTTAGATTCTGAGCATTTTCGTTTAAAGGATTGTATGTAGCTATTGTACTGTCGAGCTTAGTAAGGTACTTTCCAAATAATTGTACTTCAGACCTTTTAGCTTTTAGTTCAGACCTAAACGTAGGGTCGTCTTGATTCTCATAATTATCAGCAGCAAACTTGTTTACCTCTTCGGCTTTGTTTGAAAGAGCTTTAGCTAGCCTAGGGTCGTTAATACCACTAAGGTCAGCATCCTCTTGATACGCCTCAGCCTGATCTTGCCTAGCCTTCTTTCTTTTAGCGGCAGCATCCTCTTTCTTCATGTTGAGGGATTCCTCCTGCATGGCAAGTTGCTTTCTAGAGTTCTCCTCCTGTATCAGGTTTCTATTGTTCTTAAAAACAGTACCCGTAAAAAATAAACCGTCTGCCATGTCTTAGTATTTAGGTTTCATGTAAGCACCCATGCGAGCCTTAACTCTTTCAAGGTAACCACCATGCTTCATAACTGGCATCTCTTCTTCAGCCTCTTCCTCACCACTATCATCATCAGACTCCATAACATTCTTGTCGTACTTAGCAACTAAGTCTTCCATAAGCTTAAACGCAGCGTCTTTATCTCCTTCTTTCAAAGCAGACCTTACAGCCTCTACGTCATCTGGAGGTAGTATAAGTTCTCCACCTGTAGCCTCACCAATCTTCTCACCGTCTTGAACTAAGTCAATCTTGTTAGTGTCGTGATCAAACTCATCAGGAGTAACTCCACCTTCTTCAGCTTCTATCTTAGCACCTTTCTCTCCAGTAGGAAACAATTGGCCCACACCAGAAGCAATGTCTTCAACACCGCCAAATATATTTTGCTCTGCAGCAGCCTTCTGACCCCTTATACCTGCAAGTTCTTGTTGAGCTATACCAACATTTTGATCTTGAACACGATCCTGAGCCTTAGCTAGGTTGCCCATAGCTGCTGTCTTAGCCTTATCCTGCATACCCAACAAAGCAGTCCTTTGCTTGGAAGCTTGACCCTCTAGTGCTTGTACACCTGCTAGGACGTTTCTAGGGTCTTTAGATAAAGCACCCATCGCTGAAGCTCTATCTGCAGCCTGTTGCTGTTGTAGGTTTTCTACGTAAGACTGATCTATAGGTTCGTCAGCCATCTGCTGGGTAGCAGAAGATACAGTTTTCTGTAGCCTAGACTTATCAAAAGCCTTCTCAGCCTTCTTAGCCTTTCTGGCTTGGAAGCCACCGTAAATAGCTTTACCAAGCCCTATACCTGCAGTTGCAGCCCCAATTATAGCTTTAGGGGTGTTTTTCTTCTTTTTATACTTAGGGTATGATTTAATCTTCATAAGAAATGATTTTTACAAATGTACTATTTTTTTTTATTATTCTCCACTTAACTCGCTCTTATCTACGTCCACACTAGCAGAGTAGAGGTTGAACTTATACTTAGGTAGGTCTGACTTAGAGGTAGAGCTAGGTGACTTCGTTGTTAACGTTGTCATCATGTATCCACCCTTTAATCTCTCACCCTCAATGTTACCATCCTTAGCTAAAAATAAAACGAAGTTACCAGTAGGGTTTGAGGAAACGAACGCTTTACCTTCTTTTGATAAAGATACTCTAAGCTTATTTTGAGCTTCTGATGAATCAACACGAAGAAATGGATGCCCAACAAAAATAATCTCACCATTATCTAGGTTTTGAATAAAAGCTCTATCAGTTATTGATTTAACCCTAGTAGTGGTAGACGAAGACTGAGAAGAACAAGTAAAGACTTCTCCTGCTAAGTTCTTATAACCACCGTCAATACCCATAGATACGTTGTTAATATTAAACTTGTCATTTTCTCCAACTTTAATTAAAGCGTACTTAGCACCAGTTATCATCCTGCTAGCAGGAATATCATCCCCAGGGTAAACGAGTTTATTACTAACAATTATAGAAACAAAAACCCCAGGATCGTCAGAATACTCAAAACCACTTACAGAACCTGCAAGACTCAACTCAGAACCATCGCCATTAAAGCCTAGAGTTTCTGACTCGAAGTCCATACTAGACACGAAAGGAATTTGAGAGTACTGTATACCTTCTTTTGTCTTGTAGTCTATAACCTCTACGTGAGATACTACAGCTAAGTCAAGTTCTTTATTTAAAATTAACAAGCTATTAGAAGATATTGACCTTACAATAGCGTAGCTAGGAAAGCTTCTTAAGTCTCCTGAGCTTTTCTTTCCTATAATTCTAATAACATCTCCCTTGTGTAAATCTTCAAAGAATTTACAAACCTCACCTATAGAGGAGTTTGTGTTACCTACTAAGTACTTACCGTTAACAGATTGTATCTCACCCTTTACCTTTCTAAATCCAATACCTGAAGATATAACGTTGTCATAGCCACCATAGTTATCTTCCCCAGCACCAGTTTGTCCGATGTTAGTTTTCATCTCAGTAAAGAGTTTAGTATCACTATTTAAAGATATTGCGTTGTAGTTTTTGACAGTATCAGGTTCAGCATTAAAAGGAAACTCTAAGCTAGAATCTAAAACCTTATCGTAACAAACGTTATAATTAGGGTTTGACTTAGACAGAACAGGGCTGTTTAGGTACAACTTTTGGTGATACCTATCAGTCATATTGTGTTTAAATAAGTAACCAGCCTGGAATCCAACAAACTGATTGTTAACCCTAGAGTAAAACTCAGGGTAGAAACCATAGAAAGAAGTCCAACGATTAATGTCCTCATTAAAAGCAACCGTCTTAGCAAAAAATATTTTATCTGGCTTAACATTAGAGTATCGGTCTGATTTAGCGTTCCAGATATTAACCTCAGAATCCCACAAACCTTCAGTCTTATCGTAGACCGCAGGTAAAGTAATCACGTACTCGTTGTACTTAGGATCAAATCCAGCAACTATATTAAACACTTGATTATCTTGAGTTTCAGGGTCATACTCTACATACATCTCACCAATGTCTCTAAAGTAATCTTTCATACCATTGTCAGATATAGGGGTGATGCCGTCGTTAGACAGTCTAAGTACGGCCCCTTTCTTAATATCCATAAAGTAGAACGTATCGTTATTCTTAACAATACTTTCAGGCTGCAAACAACAACCGTAGTCTCCAGAATAAACAGTAACGTAATTCTTAATAATATCCCTACTTAAGGATACTAATCCGTCTCCAGAAGCTGTGTTTAAAACGTCTTTACCAACAAGTACTCTACCAACCTTGTTTTCGTGGAATATAATTAAGTCGTCATCCTTAGTCTGCAAAGACTGAATAGAACCAAACGCCTTGTTGTAATCAAAATAAGGCTGCGTAGCTAAGTTAAATGAGGATAATCCGTTAATAGACCCCGTACTAGAGTATGGTTCTGAGTAATAAACAGAAGCCTCTAACCTTCTAGCTTTAGAGTTAGTGTTAATAACATTTATTCTACCTTTAGAGTAGTGGTTAGTATTATGGAAATCGTTAAGATTATAATCTTCAGGGAAGAATGTTTCTGCATTAGAACCAGTATCGTTGCCAGAAGTAAACATAGTCCTAGGTTTTAAATAGATGTCTCCTGTATTTATACTTACTATAGCAGGAGTTTCAGATACAGATACACCTGAAGCTTGGTCAATCGAAAAAGAACCACCCTGAGAAGAATCTCCATTGTGCATTCTGTTGCGTATAGGGTACTTTTTACCAACCTCGTAGTAAACCATAAACTCTTCTTCTGAGTTCTTCTTAGGCCTGTATATCTCTACAATTAAGCCGTTGTATCCGCTATCAGCTTCTGAGTTTCTACTACCTGTAGTAGATAAATCTACTGTACCCGTAGTTTCCCCATCATTAGAGACAACCTTTACAGCGTCATTTTTAGGATCGTTAATTCTAATGTAGTAACCACCCTCATCGCCTATAGCGTTATCAGTACCCTGGAAAAGGTCTTCACCTGCGATTTCTAAGTCTACATACTCATTAAACTTAAGTCTAGTACTATTTTTCAAACAGCTTATAAATCTAATTCTATCCCCAGGAACAAAGTCGTACTTAACTTGAGAGTTGTTTGTTTGATTGTAACTATAGTTTTGACCTTTTAAAGAGTTTAAACTAAGGTACATCTGATCGTCTCCAGAGCCAGAAGCACCATGCTCTGCACGAGTAACAGTCATCTGAACAAACTCATCTACAGTGTTGTTACCTGTGTAGTAAATTTGATAAAACTTAGCCCAATTTGGAGGCTGGTTATATATCTCAATAGACACGTTAGATCCTTGACCTAAGTCAGGACCACCAGGCTCAGTATAGAATGGATTGTAGGCTCTAGTACCATTAAGGTCAATAGTTGTTTCTTCTTTACCCTGAGATTCTTGAGAAATTTTTACGTTAGAATAAACAGGTGCTGTATTTACAAAAGAACACCTATTGGTCTCGTCAAAATAAGCGATACCAAAGTTATGGAAAGCACCAGACTTAAACGATCCAACACCTACTACTCCAGACGTAAACTTACCAGCTATAGTTTGGCTTTTAAATTCTAGTTTTGTGTCTTTAATATTTCCACCACCAGCACTGTTAGGTACAGTCCACGCAAACCTTATGGTTACTTGACCACTAGAGTTTGAAGAAGCAGATACCGTAGCTTTATTAGTGTTGTTCGTATATCGTTTAGATCCTGTACCTCCAACAAAATCTCCAATGTTTATTTGACCAACAACAAAGTCAGCCAGCTCTTGAGCTGTTCTAATACCTGTAACCCTCCACGCACCATAAAAGTTAGAGGTTCTATGTTCGTGTTTTTGATTTCCAAATATTCCGCTTAGATCATTACTAGTTTCAAACTTAAATTTAGAGTTAAAGTCAAGCTCTAAGAATTGAGATTTATCACTGCTTAGGTCAATGTTGTTAAGATCGATGGTAGGATTAAACGTAGCTTTACCATAACCACTTTTGTGGTCGTACCCAGTTGCGTTCTCTCTATACCCACTAGGTATAGTAGGGCTAAAAGGTACGTCACTGGTTTGACTCTCTAGTATAGGAGCTTCTTCACTGCTAAAGATAGTTCTAACAGCTAGATCTGTATTATCATACCCCTCAACAATGTTACCATACGCTAACCTGTTGTTAGATAGTATAGTCTGAGCTTTAGCCTTAATAGGTACAGCGTCAAACAACTTGTTAGAGTCTAACTCGTCAATGAAAGGATAAACACCATTATTATAGAACTTTATATTAGATCTGTCAATGACGTAATCATCTTCAGAATCTAAAATAAGATCATTCTTAAGCTCTTTAAGGTAGTTTATAAAGTTGTTAGGAATAGATTCTATCAAGAAGAATTTACCATCGTTACCCTTCCTACCTACAACCTCTATAAACTCTACGTCAGAAATAGCGTTATCATAAGAAACGTCTATCCTGTTTTTTACAAGGTTAAAGTCTAAAGCGTTTATAGGTGCGTTGGTAGCATAAGAACCATCTATAGCTACGTCAGATATAGGGCTGTAAGTTGTGTTCTCTTCGTCAGTATGGTTGTACCTGTACTTAAACTGAAACACGTTATCTATAATGTTATTTGTAGCAACACCAGATTCTTTAACCATCTCTATAGAAGGCTTATGAGTAGGCTGATGTTTTACAACATCAAAGTACTTCATCTTTTCCTCGTAGTTACCAAAAGTAATAAGAGGAGAGTAAGCTCCTTTAGGGTTAGCATAAAATATCTTTCCTTGAGCTGTAGCTACAGACTTTCCAAAAGGACAATCTGTAATAATACCAGACACGCTAACACCATCTACTTTAAGTGATTTAGCAGCAGTCTTACTAGGCTCGTTGTAAGGACTCTCTAATGTTACGGTAGCACCGCTAACAGAAGCTATCTTATAGTAGTGAGGGAGTGTTCCGTCAGTAATAGCTAAAAAGTCTCCCTTGTTAGCTCCTATTAACCCATGGTCAGCACTAGATAAGGTTACTGTAGTCTCTCCTTTATTAATAGCGATGGTAACACCTTCGTTTAATTTAGGGACTATACCTAGCACCTTAGCGTACCCGTTAAAGCACTTGTTCAAGTAGCTAGTAGAATCATACTGAGTGTATATGTAGTCTCCAGCTACAAAAGGGTGTTCGTTATCTCCACCAACAAAAACAGTACTCTTAAACGTTCTAAAGAAAGTATCTTGGAACGTGTACGGAGGGTTTGATATATTCTCCTCGTTAGCTTTAGCCAACTCCACGTTAATCTTTCTAGGTCTGTTAAGGTCATCTGTAAAGTATAGAATGTCATCAACTTTGTTTATCCCAGTAATTAGGTTACTCTCACTAAAGGTAAGTATAGCGTTAGAGTTGTCAGAGCTACACCCTACGTCATCTTGATAGACAGTAGTAATCTTATCTGCCATCAAGTCGTACTCTAGGATACTATCTCTCTTCTTGTCTTTATTTTCCTCAGAGACGAAGTAGTATATTCTATTCTTAGGCTTATCTTCATAAGTACCAACACAAACATACCCACCTTCTATTAAAGGAGTTACGTCAACATTACCTGTGGTGTTATTCTTCATTAGGGTCTTGTTGCCGTTGTAAGCGTTAATTAAAGCTGTTCCGTAAACAGGACTCTGGTTTATAACGTTGTGAGTTTCTGCCTCCTGAATTTTTTCCCCAAGAAGTGATAATATTCTTCTAGAAGGCTCTACGTTTACTGCTCTTGTTGTAAACTCTTGAATTTGAACACCATAAAACTTCCCCCTAAAACCATCCATTTTGGGTTTAACTACAATGTGTCCAGCACCCTCTTCCTCTGGGTCGTAGAAAGCACTAGTTACAAGTCTTAAAAAAACACCATCAGTGGTTGTAACGTCTTTAACAAAATAGTCAACCCCACTCTGCGTATAATTATAAATAGGTTCAGCCGATATACCTGAACTGAAAAAAAGTTGGCGAGCAGTAGTCGAAAGCAAAGATTTTTTAAAAAAATTATTTTTAAAACCATCTGGTACAAAATTGTTGTTGGGTTGAATCCCAGTTCCAAGTTTTGCTCCGTTATCTAAACTTATTTGTAAATCACAAAACCCATCAACTCCAACAGAAACAGTAGAAGTGTAGCTTTGGCAAATAGATAACGCAGGGTGTTTTTTAAATTGTGGAATGTCTAAAAGATTTTCTTTTGATACTTGATCCTCTAAGGCTGAAAACTCAGAATAAAAAAAGCCTCCGCCTTTAAATTGATCTCTTTCATATACTATGTCTGTAATTTTGAATGTCAATTCAGGAAAATACCATCCAGAAAGAGCAAACTGAACTCTTGTTGGCCCTTCAGGAGACGTTAAAATATACCTGTCCGCTTCTTCATAAGAAGGAAGGCCATAGGTAGTACCTACAGAGCCAGAAAACCATTTTGAGCTATTAAGAATAAGTTTTTCAGGGGATGTTGGACTACCAGGAGGAAAGCTGTTAGTTTCGTTACCTACAAAAACAAAATCCAACCCACCCGTTGAGCTTGATATAATTAAGTTATCTGTGGAGAAAGTTGCATAATCTTGGTTGTTTTGGTTGTCAGGACTTACTCCATCAGGTCCCTCACCAAAGTAATAACGAACCTGTGATCCTGATTTAATAAGGTCAGATTGACCCCCATAATTAATGTCGTCTAAGTTTGATGAAGCATTCCATCTATTTATAATAAGGTTTTTTAACTCTGGTATAGATGATATACCTGTAGCGTCTACTAAAAGGTAAAAATGTCCGCTATATCTTTTTGTTGTGCCACCTTCCGTATACTCGTAAGCAAATTTAAAGCTAATCTCTAACTCTTGAGTTTGAGCTGAAGGGTTAAAAGCTAATGGGGATTCGTAAGGAATACTATTAATATCTAATTTTCCTGAGCTATCAAGGTCAAGATGAAACTTTACTTGAAACTTGTTGGTAGGACCTCCAGTGTAAAGGGTGTTGCCATAAGAGTTTATAGAAAAACTTTCTGAATTACTGCTACTACTCAAAGTAGTAGGTACAGGAGTGTTAGAGCCATTTACAATAGATGTATCTGTCGCGTCTAAAATTACCGTATCGGCAAAGTTATGTTGTGCGTCACTTAAAGCGACAACCTTAACGGTATTTCCACTTCTTTTTATTACTATACCCCCTGCGTAACTTGAGCTTACAGTAGCGGATGCTGGTGCGTTTTGTATTATAGTTACAGGTCTTAATCTATAAAAATCAGTCTTAAGAGCTGTAGTGTTAACTGTTATAGTACCGTCACTATTAAAAATTCCTACCTTAACTTTAGTTGCAGCGTCTGATCCGTCAGCCTCTTCTGTAGACCAGTAAGTTCCATTTTCTCCACCTCGACTTAAAGGAGTGTAGTCTGTAGGATAATTAGAAACGTTGTCTTCCCAAGTATTTATATCTTGGAGGTCTATTATATTTGGAACTGCCCAGTCGTCAAAAATAACGTTTTCAGTAATACCTTCAAACTCAGTCCCTTTGATAAAAGAAATCTCGTAAGTTGTGTTAGGCTTAAGTTCTGGGACAGGTAAAGATAAAGAGTTTGATTGATTAAACCCTCCTCCATCTTCTGGAGAAACAACACCACCGTTAACACCCTCGTAATAACCGTTATTATTCCACGCCCAACTTTGACCTGAAGTGTGTTCGTTTATAATCCATGCAGAATCGTTTACATTAGTTATTGTTGATAGGTTAGAGTTGACATCACTTACAAATTTGCTTCCTGGAACTTCTTGCTGTGTTTGATCAAACTCTTCTTCTATTATTTCCCACTGAACTGTTTGGCTGTTTAAAACGTTTGACTTGTCTTCGTCGTTAGACAAAGTAAACTCCCACTTATTAGCACTAGCTCCTTTAACGATGCTTAAAACAAAAGAGTATCCATTCGTAATATCATCTCCATCTATATCAACAATATCTAGGTTACTAATAGACATACCATCACCTTCATCGTCTTCAGTAATTGATATTATATCTCCAGAACCAAATGAAAATCTTAACTTTAATATAGTAGCAAGAGAGTCACTATCTGAAGGGATAATTTTATAGTGAAAATGAGAGCCTGAAGCAATGTTCTGTTCTTCTGTTAAATTCCCTCCACCTGATGCTGTGCTTTCTCCGTTAGCAAACTCATCATGGTTACCTAAGATAGTACTAACCACATTGGTGTCAGTATAGTCGTTATTATTTCCGTCTACAATTTTAACAACGTAATTATCAGCATTCCAGTCTTCGTAGCCTGCAACGTCAGGATTCCTCATTAAAAGCTTTAACTCCCCAAGGTTATTTAAAGACTCTATATTTTTTAGTGGAGTTCCGAACAAGGTAAACCTATAAGCTTCAAGTAAAGACCCCATGCCCTCGTCTACGTTAGATAGATTAGACACTTGACCTAAAATATCCGACAAGAACTCTTCTATAGAAGTAGACTTTACATTAAACTCATCTCTAAGGTCGTTAAGTAGTTTGTTGAATAAAATCTCAGTATTTATAGGTATGTTAACTGAAATATTTTCTTTGAAGGTTATAAGCCTTTGATCGGCATCACTACCTACGTCAGGGCCATTTTCAATTTTACTAACTTCTCCTATTTCCGTAATTGTTCCACCAATCTTAATAAAAAGAAGGTCTCCTTTTTCTGCAATACTGTCAATGGCAACCCCATCTGTAAGCAACTGGTTTAGCTTAGAGCTAAAAACTTCTGATCCATTGGTAAGATTAAACGTAGTACCAGATACTAAATTAATCGTACTACTAGCATCCGTTACTGAACTTATTACACCTACTAAACTTCCGTTTTCTGTAAATACAGAATTTCCTGGAACCCACTCTCCTGCAAAATAATCACTTATAACAATAGAGCTAGACCCTGATAGCCTTGTCCCATTTATTGTCCTAGCAACATTAGAAAATGATTTGTCAGTTAAAACACCTGTAGATCCTGCGTAGTCAGCAGCAAAGCTTAAGGTATCCACGTATTCAGTTATAGCGTCGTTATTTTCAGTTTCAATAGATGTTAAAGCCTGTGAGAACAAAGAAGCAAACTTTGAAAAGTCCGACTCAAAATTAGTAGTAATAAGGGCGTTCTCAGTTTTTAGCTCACTTATTTGACTAGAAAGAAGGGTATTGGAGTTTAAAACTAAATTTTCTATTTCAGGCATATCAAGAAGCTGTTCTTCACTATACGACCCTAAATCTACACTCTCATCTATCTTGTTGAAGATATAATCTTTAAGCTCCTCAAGGTTTAAACTTTGGATATGTCCCCAATTATTTAAATCTGTAGCTACCAAACCATCTAAGACCAAAGTTCTAACGTTAGCAACATCCTCAAAGCCTAAAGCTATCCTTTGGAGGCTAGATATTAAACTTGCTGCAAATTCAAGATTTGCAGCGTCTACGGCAGCATCTACATCAGCTTGACTAACACCATCTTCTGGCGTTACTGAAGCAGCACCGTCTGCATAAGAAGCAGCATTAGTGGTAACTAAACTTGAAGCGTACTCCTCCCCCGTTGTAGCAATAAGGTTATCATAATCAATAATAGATTGCTGAATAATTAGCTTAGTAATAAGGGCGTTTAAAGTATCTTGATCGTAATCTTGCTCAGGTATTTTAAGTATTTGTATGTCGTCAACACCTAAGTTAAAGTCTAAATCAGGGTTCCCATTAAAATAAAACGACAAATCAAAGAAAACATCATCTTCAACGCTTTCAATGTTAAGAACTGTAGTGCTAAACCCTAACCCGTTAACATCAAGGATTTCCAAAAGGTTTCCATGTGTATCTGAGATACTTACACTTAAAGAGTCGCTATCATGCTCTGCTCCTTCACCTAAAGATTTTAAACTTACAGAAACAATATACTTACCAGGTTGTATTCTTTTGTCTTTACTTGCATCACTTCCTATGTAACGTGCACCACCTGAAGATTCTGAATCGGAATGAGGAGACCTTACTAGTTTTTCGTCTTCAATAATCCAAAATTTATTAGCGTTATCTTCGTCGTACAGATTAAACCAACCAGCGGTAGTACCATTATCAAAGCTACCGTTACCTATGTAGTTTTCAGGCTCGTTACCGTAAAGTAATTGTAAAGACTCGTTAGCTAAACTTTCTGCGTCGGTTGATGCATCTAACAAAGCTTGTACTGCGTCTACATCTGCTTGTGTGACTTGGGTGTCTGGGTCGTTTGATAAAGTAGTGTAGTCAGTGTATAGGGTAGAGTAGTTGTTGTATAAAAGATTGTAAGTATCTGTTAAACGTTTTAGTAAGTAGAATAAATCTGTAGAAGTGGAAGGGTCTATAGGGTCAAGAAACCCTTGTGGGATTTCCCCAATCAACCCTCCAGCCTCTAAGCCAAAAGATGGTGAGTCTACACCAGGGTCATTATATAAGTTAGTGGTGCTATCAAAACCAATCCCAGTAGTATCAGAAAGGGTTGTGCTCATTATCAGCGACGAAATATATTTTTCAGCATCAGTCACTAATTGAGCGTTGTTATATAGTGTCGTTACAGTACCAGATACAGTTTCTATGCTAGATTTAGTAGTTGTCATTAAAGTAGTCAACGTACTATTTGCAGTTTTTAAAGTCTCTATTGTTTCTTGTATAGTGTCATCAACGAGAGAGCTCACCCCTTCTCCTGCGGCAAACGTTCCTGTAGTAGACGCTAAAAGAGCAGTTATATCATCTATTTGAGATTGAAGAGCGTTCTCAGAAAGTTTAAGGGTATTGTAGTCAGCTATTAAAGCTGCAGCATCCCCTATAGTCTCCCCTCCAGTGGTAGACGCACTTGTGTCTAAAGCATTTAAAGCAGATTGAGCAGCATTTAACTGACCTATTTTAGTTTCTAGTGCTGAAATATCTGCAGCAGTATCTGCTGGTGCGTCAGCAGAAAGACCTAACGCAGCTCTTAAAGTTGATATAGCTGTTTCTAAAGAAGCTTGAACCGCATCAACATTATCTTGCGTAACACCATCTTCAGGGGTGATAAGGATTGTTGCGTTTCTAACAGCATCATCTATATTTGCTTGAGTAAATGTTGCGTTAGGACCAGCAAAAGCAAGTATAGCAGCAGTTACAGCATCATCTACGTCTGTTTGAGAAATACCATCTTCAGGTGTTATAGATGCAGCTCCTGCTGCGCGTGCAGCATCTACTTCAGCTTGAGTAATACCATCATCTGGAACTATAGTAGCTATAGCAGCATCAATAGCTGTGTTAATGTTAGATGTAGTTATCCCAGTACTTGGTTGCTGAATTGAAACAGCAGCAGCTATAGCAGCAGCCACAGCAGAAGACATAGTATCAGTAGCAGCAGCTACTGCAGCATCAACCTGTGCTTGAACGTTAGCGTATTTTTCAGCGTCAAACCCAAACAACTGATTTTTAAGATCTGCTAGTTCTGCTATAACAGCATCTAGAGAAGCTTGTGTATTATTTATAATCTCTCCAGTTTCAGAATCTGTTTTTACTACTGTAGCGTCTAACAAAAGATTAGCAGCAGAAAGGCTAGCCTCTATTGCATCTAAGTCTGCTTGAACTAAGGTCGTAGCATTTTCAGCATTAGTTATCTGTTGATTAGCTACGTCTAATAAAGATTGTAGTGCGTTTTTAGTGCCTTCAGTAATAACGGTAAGGTCACTTTCAAGAATTTTAAGATCAGTTTTAGCGTTAGTTAAAGCAGTATCTATTTTAGCAACAGCACCATCAATAGCACTCTGGTTGTCCGTAGTAATATCTACTGAGGCCTCACCTGCGTTAAAGGCAGCCAGTAAAGAGTCTGTAAAAGATTTTTTAACAGCTACAACGTTTTCTACAGATGTTTCAATAGCAGTTATACTATTAGTAATACTAGCTGAATCTGTATAAGAATCAGGCAGTGCACTTATTAAAGAGTTTAAAGAATCTAACTTTGCCTGAACTGCATCTACATCAGCTTGTTTAATACCGTCCTCTGGCGTTACTGAGTTAGCTCCTGCAGTAAATGCAGAATCTGATATAAGTTTAATCGCTGGGTTATTAACGGTAAGATCTACCGAAGCAGCACCTAAAATTTTACCTGCAGCTTCACCGTCTGCATATGCAGCAGTATTATCCGAAGTGATGTCTACAGAGTTAACACCTTCACCAAAATATCCATCTCTAATACCTTGAGCCCAAACAAGACCTGCATTTTCGGCCTGCTCTGGAGTTAATTGGATGGATAAATTATTGTTAAATAACTCTTGCGTTGCTGTTACACCAGCAGCATATTTTTCACCTGCTATTGTTGCTATTTGTGGGTTGCCTAAAATAGTAAGATCTACTGAATTAACACCATCGGTAAAATTAGCTTCATACTGTGCTTGTGTGTAAAGACTATAAGCACTAGGATTGTTTTTTACAACATCTACACCGTCTGCGTAAGCAGCAGCATTATCCTTAGTAATGTCTACAGAAGCAGCACCGTCTGCATAACCACTAGTTTTAGCGTTATCAATGTGGAAATTATTAATACCATCTTCTTGAATTACTGAGTTAACACCTTCTGTGAAAGAGGTGAGTTTTCCTGACGCAATAAGTTGTTCAGCAGTAGCAATTGCAGCAGCTATTTCACCGTCAGTATCAGCTTGAGAAGCACCTCCTTCAGGTACCACTAATGTAGTACCTTTTATATAAGCCTTAATGTATTCTTCGTTTAACTGAGTAAGAGTATACAAACCAGATACAGCAGCAGTTACAGCATTTTGCTTTTGCTGATCAATCTTTGTAACAGCATCTGCAATTATAGTACTAGCGTCAGTTACCTCTTTAGATATAGCGTCTAGTAAAGCCTGAGTTGCTGCGTCAGTAGATGTAAGACTACTTTCTGATAAAGTTACCGTAGACGCGTTTACAAGAATGTCTTTTAAATTAGTGACAGCAGTGTCAACATCACCTTGAGTAATTTGATTTGTTTCAACACCTTGAAGCCTAACTATTTCTGCTTGAAGTGCAGCAATGCTAGTGTTTATATCAGCTATGTCACTAGATGTTTGGGTGCTGTCAAACACGCCAGTTAGCTCTTCCTTTTTCGTTGTTAAAGTTGCTAAAGCTGTAGTTATTAAATCTTGAAAGCTATCTACAACAGTGTCAGCAAGACCATCATTTGGATTTACAGCGTTTATTTCAGTTTGAGCTTGAGTTAACAAAGCCTTTATTGGAGCGACTGCATTATTAACATCTGTTTGTGTAATACCATCTTCTTGGTTCGCAAGAGCAGCATCTAACAAAGCTTGTATTCGTATTACTTCTGCTTCCTCATCAGTTAATTGAGATGTTAAAGTAGATTGAGATGTAGTTAAGGTTGATACTTTTACTTCTAAAATGCCTAGATCAACACCAGCTTGATCTAACAATGCTTGTACTGCATCTACGTGTACCTGAGTAACACCATCATTGTAGCCTTCAACATCTAATAACGCTGCTGCAAGACTGTTCTTAGCAGTATCTAACAAAGCTTGTACTGCGTCTACGTCTGCTTGAGAAACACCGTCTTCTGGAGTTACTGAAGCCTCACCTGCATCTCTAGCAGCTTCAATATCTATTAAAGCCTGAGCTGCAGCAGTACTTGAACTTTGTTCTAAAGCAGCAATTTCTGCTTCAAGATTTTCTATTGATTCGTTTAAGCCTGCTATTTGAGTTATTTCTTCTTGAGTTTGAAATGCCGTAACCTTAGATACAAGATCATCAACCTTAGTGTTAACGTCAATAATTGTACTTGCTAAAGTAGCAGACTTGTTTTCAAGCTCACTGAATAGAGTAAAAGCAACGTTACCATCTAGTGGTAACACTCCATTTATATCTTTTAAGGTATCGTTGTAACTTGTTTTTAAGTTTTTTAAATCTATATTTAAAGAAGATATAACACCGTTAAGCTCTACAATCTTTTCCTGAGCTTCAATAAGTTGATCAGAAACGTAACTAAAGTCTTTTCCCTGCTTCCTCTCCAAAGATAGCTTAGATATAATAAACCCTTCAACAAAAGATTGTTGATTTGATAAGGCTATCCCTTCCTCTAGAGACTCTAATACTTGCTCTTGAGAACTACCAAAACATAAGTTAAAATCAGTCAAACTTCTTAAAGATATGTCAAACTTAAAAGAAGACTTTTTTAGTTTAGATACTCTAAGGTTTTTTATAACTACAGTCTCGTCCTCAGCAATGCTTCCACTAGTAAATTTAACCTCTATAAAGTTAGCGTCGTGATACACCTCTGATGCTGGAACAATCCACTCAAAAGTATTATTTACACCGCTAATAGATAAGTCGCTGTTAGAAGAGCTTGGAGCTATGCTATCTGGCCCTCCTTGAGCTGAAGGTATTGTAACGTCTAAAACAGCAGAAGCAACGTTAAACTCAGAAATATCAGCCTGAACTAAGTAAGCTTGATTCTTCTTTAACTCTACGGGAAACTTCCAAGAGTCTCCGTTAGCAAGACTAGATTCTGTTAAGGTAACATTACCATTAGAAATCTCTATATTAGCTTGTTCAGAATACTCCTCTAAAGATTCTAAGTTAAAAAAACCTTTAAGGAAGTTAAAGTCGTTTACTGAAGCGTTAGCAGAGTCCTGTATAGTAGAAAAATTATTACCATTTAAAGCCTCACCTTTAAGGAAGCTTAAAGAAACTTGCCCTTTGCTTCTATCTAAAGCACCGTTAATAGCGGTCTCACCTTGGTGGAGTACGTTCCCATAAAACCCTTCAAATGTGTCGTGCAAAGAGTTTGACAAACTAACTTGGTTAGCGTTAAACTCGTAGGTTTGACCAGAGTTATATAAACCACCACCAAAAGATAATACTGGCGTAACCTCAAACCCTCCTAGAGCGTTTTCAACGTAGGAGAATATTTGAACTTCACTCGCGTCCTGAGCCGTTGTAGGCTCCTGACCCTCAAAAGAAAATGTATACTCAGTAATTGTATCACCCTCTAAAGGTGTTGGAGTGTTGTTCTCGAAAGAATTTCCCTCAGCGTCAATAAACTCGTCTAACGTTTGGTTGTTAGTGTCTTCTGAATTAAAACTAGACTGAGATGATAAAACTAACGTTTCGTAAACTACAGAGTTAGGACCACCCTTTAAATTCATCTTACCATAAGGGGGAAACTCTTCTATAGTTTGACTCCAGTACCTATCAGAACCAGGGCTTATAAAGTCTAATAAAAAAGAAACACCTCTTTTATCAGCTATTATCTCTACCGTTACCTTGTTGCCCCCACGTAAAAAACTAGAACTTAAAAAGTCAACTTTAGAATGAGCTGTTTCCCACTCCCCAGTATTTATATCTAAAATTGGTATGTTTTTACTTATCTTACCAGTCTCTTCGTTAAACATCTCCCAAAGGTGCTCAGGGGTTGGTTTAAAAGAATTTTGAGACCAAGAAAGCCTACCGTTAGAAGACCACTGATGACCTATCTGCTCTAATTCCTTTTCAGGAGTATATGAGTATATGCTAAAAGAGTTTTTCTCTTTACTGCCCCAATCTTCTTCTCTACCTTTAAACTCAAAAGTAATGGTCTGAGAATAAAAGACAGATTTTTGAGGCAATACAGAAGCTGTTCCTTCGTCAATTTCAATGATTTGATCAACATCTTCGCCCTTAAAAGAGTAAGGGACTTTAATTGTAGATTCTATATTCTCTACAGAACCAGAAGTACCATCAGAAGATGCTATATTTCTTATGTTTTCTGCGTGTCGATAATCACCATTTTTAATAAGACGAGGATCAGAATCTTTATCCATCCCACCCGTAAATACTCTTTTATCCTTTGCCATTATCTATTAAATCTTTGGAGATTGTTTAAATGCTTTTCTAGAAACTTGCATAGCCTCTTCTTTGCTAAAGTTCATCATTCGAGCTCTAGCTAATCTTTTCTCGTTGTAGTAGGCTCTTTTAGCTATCTGCTTCTCGTTAGCAGGAACGCCACGCTTACGCTGAATATACTTATAGTATACATAACACCTTAAAGCTTCTTCACAAAAAACATGAATTTTTGGATTAGTGGATGTTGCTGTGTCAGCTATATACTCTAAATAAACTGTTTTTCCTTTTAGGTTAGAAGAGAAAAATATAGCGTTATCTTCTCTATCAAGTCTGTAGTACCCTAAAGAGTTTTGACCTCCTCCTACGCCAAACTTTTTACCTAAGTCTGTGTGGTAGTAAGGATTATTTTCATCATCGCTAGAGCTCCTTAAAATGTTAGCTTTAGATGCTCCGTTAATACTTAAATTATTGTCGTTAGAGAAAGGGTGAAAAACATTTTTATCATCTAAAAACCCTATTCTTTTTATATCAACTAAATCGTTAGGGGTTCCAAAGGATAAGTTAGAGTCCACCACTTTATCTACAGCTTTAATCCTTTGTTCTGCGTCAAATGTAAGTTCCCTAAGCCCTTGAAGTGCTAACATTCTAATTTGATAAATGTGAGCGTCTTTATCATAAGACGTATCATCTATCATCAATTGAAGATCGTTAACTATATCTTTTATAGAAATATATTTACTCATAATTATACTTTATCTTGTTCAACCTCTTTAGCTTGAGCGTAGTTTACTAAGTCAGCCTCTCTTATACTTACTCCTAAGTATCCTAGTATCTTTATAACTAGCTCTCCATGACATCTACTAGATATTAAAAAAGCTGCAGAGTTAGAAGAGTCGTAAACAGGTTTTCCTGCTATAGTAACGTAATTCCATGTAGGTTTATTATTGTATAGGTAGTAGTAGCAAGAAACCTCAGTTATAGTGTTTGGGAATACAGAAACCTTTACAGACCCAGTATTTGACGACAAAAGAGCTACTGGAAAATCAAGAGAAGGTTTTACTAAAGAACTTCTTTGTATTTGTCCTACATTTTTTGTTGTTACTACATCTACGGCATGCTGCAGTAAAGCAAAGGTTTTATCTTCGTACTTTTGGGTTTTTGAATTTAATACCGACAAAGTGTAAGTGGTGGCATATAATTGACATACATAGTCAGAAAGAATAGCTCCTTCACCTTTAGTTAAAGTAATTTCACCTTTATATAAAAATGTAAGTATGTCTTGTTCTGCTACAGCAGGTGTTAGACCCTTCTTGTAGTAACCTGCAATCTTTTTAGCCTGCGAGCCTTCCATAACTACCTGGAGTCTCTCGTTGTATAGTTCTAGCTCTGCTTGCTGTGCCATCAAGTTAAACTCAGAAGGAGTTATAAAACCCCTCTGATCCTTGCTAGCAAAGGCTTGCACGAGTCTATATATTTCATCAATTGTCATTATAGTAATATTTATTCAATAGCAAAAATACAAAATAAATCGGTATATAAAAAAAAAGGGAGCACAAAGCCCCCTTTAATTACATATATTACATTAAGTCATTATCCATTAAGAGCTTGAAGTCTTCTCTCTATCTCAGCATAGATCTGTTCTCCTTCTCCTTCAGAGCAGAAGTCTACCATCCTGTCGATAGGTTTAACTCCAATTGCAGGTACACAAATAGTGTTCCCTGAAGACACCCAAGTAATCCCTGTTTTCTTCATAGAAATGATACTTGACTCTTGAGCCATAAGCAACAACTGCTTCATTTCTGTTCGTGGGTCGTTCATTCCTGCTAAGAAAGCGGTAGGATTTTTTTCTGCCTGAACCTTCATATCCCAGCGAATCTCATCAACACTCTTATCAGTCTTAATACCTAACACTTTAGCGTACCCTATAAGCTCATTTAAAGGCATTTTAAGAGCACTTTGCACAGCGTCCATAACATCGGCCACCTTAGCTATTTTTTGTTGAGCATCTTTTTCGCTATCCTTTTCTTTAAATGTTATAGATTTAGACTTAATCCTATGTGGATTACTACCGTTAGCGTTACAAGTGTCTAAGTATTTTTTAAGTGTAGGGTTTGTGTGATCTACAAAAAGAAAACCATTATTAAAAGCAATAGGTTCTCTCATTCTAACACCCTCTGGTTGATCGTCAGCAAATATAGATGACTCTCCAGGAACGTATCTAATTTTTTTATTTTCCCCTGTTTCAGGATCAAATATAATGTCCTCAGCCTTTAATAAGGAAACTACAGGATATTGAGGCATTTTAGTTCTTGGGTTTTTAGCATTAGTTGCTAAAATATAAACAGAAGCCTTATACTCTTGTCCTTTGTTTGTAAACTGAGGTACAAACTTTTTTTCTGTTAAGGGAGCCTTAGCTTCTACCTTACTAGTTGATGGAGGCACTACAGCCTTCCTTTTGTTTTTCGTAGTCATAATAATTGTCTAAAATTAAATTAAAGTTATAAAAGGAGGGGATTTCTCCCCTCCAGTAATATAGCTAATAGTTCCTTATTAAGCTTGAGCTGCTGCAAGAGCTACTGAAGCTCCAGAAACTCCTGTAATATCAGTAGTCGCATTAACTGCATCATACAAATTAATCAAGTTTGGTGAACCAGCAATTTGTGGAACAGCTATAGCAGCACATATTGCTTCTATAACAGCTTTTTGATTATTAGTTGCAACTGTTAATGTAACAGAGTCTGTTTTATAATCAACATTAGCACCTTCTCCACCACTAAAAGCGTTAAAACGAGGTTTAAATCGTAAAGCTAAAGCAGTGTCAGAGGCAGAACCCATACTAATTAGGTCAGAAACTTTGAATACTGTTGATCCAGCAGTCTCGTCATCATCATTTGCTAATGTAGAGTCTTGTCTTACGTAAAAATACTTTTCCATTTTCTTATGTTTTTATATATTAATAATTATGATTTCTTGAACAATAAGAAACGGTTAGGAGCAAATCCTTCAAAACCACGTTCAGTTCTGTAGTTACAACGTAACTCATCTGTTTCGTTAGTTTTGTTTTGTAGAACTGCAGAACCTGTCAACCAGTGCTCCATCTCACGAGAGTATCCGTTAGCTGCTTTGTATCTCATACGAAGCGAAGGAATCTTCTCACCAGACTTAGCATCTTTTTGCGAATCCATAGGAATACACATACCGAAACCATTGTATTTGAAGCCAGTAGCTCCTAACAAATCAGGACGGTTAAATAGGTCATAAGTCTTCTTGTGGAAAGTGTAACCACCACGAGAGAAAGAGTTAAATCCTAAATTCAACGCCATATCTTTGTTGTTAGCGAAAGTACCATAGTTAGCACCACCTGCTGCGTAAGCACCTTGAGAAGCTAATAGGTCGTCAATATCTAAAGAAAGATCAATACCTGCGTAAAGAGCCATTTCTTTTGATCCTCTAAACTTGTCTAAAGACTTAACAGCAGCGTCAAAGTCAGCCATTGTAATTGCAGAAGAACCAAGATCCATATTTTGACCTTTGTTTTCGATAAACTTTAATAGACCTTCAGTTGGCTTAAGAGCATTACCTGCAGCGTCAGTCGCAGCATCAGTTAACGTACCATCACCAGGGTCACCTACAATCATTGCAAGCTCAGAGTAGTCTAAGAAACGTTGGTAAGTATCAGCCTCACCTTGTAAGTACCATAAGTAACCAGACCCAAACTCAGGAGAGTTAACCTTTACGTAAACAGCATTAGTTGCTTCAGAACCTGAAACGGTAAATGACTCCTTAATAATTTGAGTATTGTTTTGGTATTGGTGAACACGAGGAGTTAAACCTTTTGGTTGTCCTGTTTGTTCAGCATAAATATTCCCAATAATAGAGAATTTTGTATCTGCATCAGCTACAGCTAAAGCACCGTCAGCTACTTGCTTAAGTACAAATGTATCTACAGTAGAAACTGCTTGAACATAGTAAGTAGCACCCGAAGCACCTAAAATCAAGTCTCCTGCACGAAGTGCTGGGTTACCATCATTAGATCCAGAATCTAAAGAGCTAGTGTCTATAGTTAATACACCTGTAGTAATAACAGCCGTAAAAGTATTATGAAGATGAGTTTCTTCATAGTGCTCAAAAGTGTCTGATGTTGTTTCTTTTTTAGAACCTAAAAGTTCCATTAATCCAGTAATACCTTGATCACCGTATCTTTTAATTAGTTGTTCATCTACATCACGTTTATGTAAAGGTACGTTTGCTGCAGTTCCTACTGAAGATGCTAACAAAACGTCACTACCGATATAATTTGATGTTGACGCAACCGCTACATTTGAAGGTGTTACACCTATTCCTGCAGCTACATTTACTGTTGCCATTTTTTTATGTTTTTAAAATAAATAATTAATTTCTAACCAAGAATTTGTCTTCTTAACATATCGAGAGTTGACTCTTGTTTCTGATTCGTCGCTTGCTTATCTTGTGTAAACGACGGGTTCTTAATCTCATTAATTACGCTTTCTGTTCCTTTGCTCTTATACTGATTAGCAACTCCTCTAACAATCTTGTCGATGTTATTTAGGATGTACATATCCGTATTAAGTTTATCAAAATTCCAGCTACCGCCTTGGTCTACATACTTGTCGAAAAAGTTTTCTAGATCAGAGTTGTACGTTTTAATCTCTTGACGAGCATCGTCGTCTAGATTGTAAATGTACTCTTCGCCTTGGTCGTTCATAGAAAAGGATAACCCATCTAAGTCACTAACCGTAGACTCCATCTCGTTAATCCACTCAACCCTTTCTTCAGCAGATACTCCAGGATCACTAGCCTCTAAAGGTGTAGCGTAATCCTCTTTCACTTTGTTAAAATAGTCTCTAGCAGTTCTAGCGTCCTTATTAAGCTGAACCTTACCAGCGTTAACATCTCTCGCAGTATACTCTTCAGAGTCTGTTTTGTAAGTAGCTGTAACATAATCATTTAACTCAGCTTCAGTCAAATTTGGATTCTCTACACGTAGATACTCCTTTATTACAGCGTCGTCAGACACGTCAGACAAATCAACAGATTGAGTGTTTAGGTAATCTTGAACTGTACGCCCTGTGTTTTTAACATAGTCGTTAATAACTCGAAGCTGCTCGCTAGCGAAGTCACTACTTTCTGTTTCTGCTCCAGGGGTGTTAAGATCATCAAATGATGAAAGGTCTCGCCCAAGCTTCTCGCTAAGGTATTGTAAGACAACTTCGTCATCACTGATTTCCTCTCCCTCCTCCTGCTGACTACCTTGAGGTTCGTCAACATTGGGTTCCTCAGTATTTAAAGAACTCTCTCCTGTTAAGTCTACAACACCAGGTTCTTCCTGAGTTGTATTTTCTGTTGTCTCAACTGCTTGGTTTTCATCACCAGTTAAGTCAACAATATTTTGCTGAGGTTGGTCCTGTTGAACCTCTCCCCCAAATTTCTGTACTAATTGTTCTCTTATATCCATGTTAATTAAATTTACCTGTTATTTCGCAAATATAACGATTTTATTTACAATCGCAATATTATTCTTCTACTTCTTGCTGCTCTTGACCTAAAGGACCTCTTTTACCTTGTCTTTGCTCTATCATCTGAGACTGATTCATAGCAGACTGTTGTTGAACATCTTTTCTTACAGAGCCTTGAATAGACGCCTGACCTTCCTTACCAAGGTTGGATAGCTCTATCTCCCTAAGCCTTCTTTCGTGCTGTGATTGCTCGAACTGCTCTTTAAGCTGATACTCTAACTGTTTAAGCTGCATATCTGCCTGAACCTTAGCCTGAGCTTTAGCCTGCTCGATTTGCATCTCAGTCTGCAACTCCTGCTGCTTAAGTTGTGCTGCTTGTTGTGCTGACTGTTGCTGTAGCATAGCGTTTTGTTCTGAAGCCTGCTGTGCTTGAGCTTGCTGATCTTTCTGGTACTTAGTCCTTCTAAGGATAAGCATCTGATTAGCCATCTTAATATTTCTAATAGACCGAATCATAATAGCATCCTCTAGCCTTAGTTCTTTCTGAGCTAACGAAACCTGTATGTTCTGTTCCATCATTTGCTTTTCCTCCTCGCTAGGTGCTACATCTAAAGTAATACCAAACTCGTGGACAGAAAGTTTCTTCATCATATCTATACTGTGCATAGAAGTCTCACCAATAACGTTGGTGTACATACCATGAAGACCTTTAAAGTTTACCAAATCCTGCATACGAACAGTAATGCTTTGAGATACTCTTTTTGTTACGTTAAGGTAAGCGTCATTAATATCTCTAGTGGCGTTGTTAGACGCTAGCAGTGCTAACTTCTGTACACCCACCAAAGCTTCGCTAGACGGTTGTGAAGCGTCTCTAGCCTCGTTGACACCTGTAACGTCACGAAGCATCTGTAAGTTATGCTGATACACGTTAATAAGAGTACCGAAGTCTCTACCAATACCATTCTCTAACTCCTGTATAGGCATAGCTCCAGTCATCTGGCCTTCATCATCTATCCTTCGATAGTAAATGTTACCAGTTTGATCGTAAATCTCCTGAAGCTCCATAGGAGTAAAAGTACCACCATCTCCTTTAGATACGTTCTCTAAAGAGCCAACCTCAAACGCAGCACCTTTTGGCCTAGCCTTAGCAAGTACCTGCTGAATCTTAAGGTGAGCTAACTGTATCTGGTCAGCAAAAGGAATCATACGATCTACCAAAGACTTAGACTTCATTTTGTATAAGTTTGGCTGGTAAACTATATACGAAAGTCTAGTTTCTGAAAGGTTAGACTTAGGTCTAGGCATATCCTTCATTAACCCGTAGTTAAAGATGTAGTCTGTATCTATAATGTACTTACCTTTATATATAACCTTTACAGTAGACCCCAGATCTTCTCTTTTAGTCTTTGACTTTTTCGGAGCCTTGTACTTAGGCCCTTTCTTGTTTACAGAGTATCCTCCATGTTTATTTTCTTTCTTCTCATAATTTAAGGAGTGAGAAGTAATAAACTCAGCGTCCAATATGTTAACGCTAAACTTATCGTAATCGTAAGTCTCGCTGCCGTTATCATAAAACGCTGTAGTGCTATAATTAATAGGGTTGTTATTTTTTCCTGCGTATTGTTTAGCTATAGATATGTACTCTTCCTCACTAAACTCGTCTCCTGCTTGTTGTTTAAGATCAGCAATAGTAATAGAGTAAATCTCTCCAGCGTGACGTATGTTTTTAAAGTCAGGCTTTGCAGAAAAAGAAGTAATAAGATTAGAAGGGTCTACGTGTCGAATCTTTACACCCTCTGTTTTAGATAGCTCTGTTTTAGCGGCACATATACCTAAAACTACAAGGTCACGTATCATATAACGCTTAAGTTCGTCGTAGTCGTTTACATCAAGAGTGTACTCAATAGCTTTCTCTAAAGCAATCTCTACGTTTTGTTTATAGTTAAGGGCCATAAACATTTCAATCTCTTCAGGGTTTTCAGCTACAAAACCTTTAGAAGTCATAGGTACACCTGTCTGATCTTCCATATCCTCCAAGAAGTCTTTGTTGATCATGTCAGCAAACATCTTCTTTTTCTTGTCAAGTCTTTCTGCTGCAGCTATAGGGTCTATAGACTTAGCTTTAACATCGTACTCTTGGTTTACCATACCGTTAATAATAACGTCAACAAACTTAGGAATAATAGATACAGGTGTCCAGTCTATGTTAAGGTAAGAGGAATCCCCTTGAACGTCAAGCAAGTCTTTGTACTTACCTATATCTTGATTACCTTCAGCGTAACTCCTATTACGGGAGTACCTCATTTTAGTATCTCTAAAATATACGTCTCCGTTGTTTTTCCACTCGTAGTACATAGCCTTAAAGTAATTAAGACCGTAGCCATTAGAAGCTTTTTCTTCGTTAGTAGATAGAGGTGAAGGATAGCCGTTTAACTCTTCCTTACTATTATTGTAAATCATGCCCTTAATTTTTTACTAGACATCCCTTTGTTATTGTACCTTTTAACTAAAGGAGACGATATTTTTAATTCTTTTTTAGGTTTTATGTACTTCTGTGAAGCTAGTAAAGCCAACGAGGACGATATACTAGCATCGTATTTTGTTCTGTTATCTATTTCAAATCTACTCCAGTCATCAAGTAAGACGTTAAAATAACACCTTCCCATCTCACCAGTATTTTCATTTTGACCAACGTGATCGTATATATACGTAGCTATAGCTTCTGCTTGAGCGTTAATTACAGCAGCACCAGATCCAGGTATACCCTTTGTCTTTTGCTTACCTCTACTCCAGTCTGTATGCGTCATGTCTGGTCTATCCATAAGATACTCGTAGTATCCTCTATTCTCAAAGTACTTTAATATACCTACTTTGTTATTCTCCACTAATATCTGGCAACCATAAAAGACACACATCTTAATCATGTCTTCGTAAAATATTTCCGCTTTAGGCGGTCTATTAATATACTCACATACAAACTGCATAGACGCATCACTTGCCATGCTAAATTTGTGAAAAACATGAGCAGAAGCATCAGATCTCCTGCCATCAGTAGTGGTGTCATGGTCATAAGGGTCACAGCCTGCCACCAAGACATCTGACCTTCCAGGAAATCTTTTACCGTACCTACTAGAGATATTGTTTTGATCTTGATGTTCTGGAACCCAACTAATCTCCCACTTACCTTTTCTATGAGGTATCCAAATAACCTCTTCATCTTGCTTCCCATTCCTCCAAACAAACTCTCCCCTAGTCGTCGTTGCGTTATTAACCTCGTTGTAATCCATCTGTTGATAGATTCTTTCTACGTCAAAGATACAACTTTGTGTGTCATTTCTAAAGGATTCTTCTACAGTAAATGGAAACTGACGTTTAAATTCAGATAAAGCTGTAGTATCGTTCTTTAAAGCGTCTCTTCTGTTCTGAATATAATCTTTAGCCCCAATGTCTACAAGCATCTCGTCAATACCCATAATTGGCTTCTTGGGGGTTTCTATAACAGAGTAGCCATACTCGTCTATAAAGCCTTCTAAGTTATCGTACGCAGGTATAAACAGTTTGTACAAACCGCTTTTAGTCCTGCCGTTAAGATCTTTATCGTCAGTATTAGAGTCGTAGAATATATCTTTAAACTCAGCACCACCATCTTGCTGCTTATTCGCAGTAGAACCCATCATGCACTTACCAACAACCTTTCGACCTAAAAGTAGACAGGTCTGTGTAACCCCCCAGTTCTTCTTAATAGAATTTTGACCCGTCCACTTTCCAGCTTCATCATGGATTAGAAGCTTGAGCTTCATACCATCATAACTGTTGTCTGCGGTGTTTCTCCAATCTATTGTAGAGTTTAAAGCTTCAGACTCTTCGATATGTTTTTGATTCTTAGTAATCTTTTTAGCAGGCTCCCTAAAGGCTAACTCTACACGAGGGTTACTAGAACCATCCTGTATAGGCTGAAAAAAGAAAGGGTAGTTTCTGTATATACGAACAACCTTATCCGTAAACATTATTTTAGCATCAGCACCAGTCTTAGACAATAAACCAAAGTTACTATCGTAAGTCTGAGTAGCCTGATTTACAATCTCACTACTAGCCATGTACGAAAAACCACTACGCCTGTTCTTGAGGAAACACATCCCATAAGAGTTTTTATCTAGCTTACACGCTTCCCAAAAAATAAAGAACGTTCTGTTAGCATCCCTGTAATCAGGGTATCCAACATCTATCTTACTCCACTGAATAAACATATAGTGAGAGCCTGTAATATAGGTTGGTACTCCGTTATTAAAAAACCAAAGCCCATCTCTTCTACGTCTAAACTCTTCTTCTATATAGTCCACATAATCTGTGGCGTTATCTCTACTTAATCCTTTTGGCATTCCTTCCCTGGTCCACCTCTGCTTTCCTTTGGGAAGGTTGTGGTAGAGTATGTCCTTTTTTAATCTAGGCTTTTTAGGTAGTACGATCTTTAAGTTGTCAAACTCTAAAACCTCACCCTCACTGCCTTCAATTAAATATACTTTATCACTTTTTTGCATACCTCTCAGCAAAAGACCCTTTAAAGTCTTTCTTATCTTCTATAAGGGACTCGCCCTCTTTAATTCTATCTTCAAGGTTCTTAATACCTAAAAGAATTTCTTGACAATCCTCAAAGCATTCTCGTTTAGCTTTTATCGCCTGTCTTCGCCTAGCATCGTCTTCCTCTACTAAAGGCTTGCCAATCTCTTCTATTAAAAGATCAACAGCTCCTTTACTAGCCTCTATTAGCTTCTCTAAAGTTTCAAGAGCGTAGTTTTTATTATCATCCTTCATACTTGCAAAGAACATCAAAGTTACGCATACGAAGAAGTTTTCTTCCGTCTATATCCATATCGTACTCAGAGTTCTCGCTCCACATTACTCTATCTCCTTCCTCTACGCCTTGCTCCTTCATCCACTCGTTAATAATAACGGCTTCACCATGCAAGTCTACTTCTTGAGCTTCTGACCCTAAAAATATACCAGAATCTGATTTTTCTGGATCTTTCATTTCCTGCTTCATAAAGTTCCATACACCTACAGGAATATACTCGTCATTCCTTTTTATTAAGTATATCTGCTCCATACTAGCCTGATATATATTCTTTTTGTCTGCGTGCTTAACAAGATTTACAGGTGTAGCTATAAAATGGTGAAACCATACTTTATCGCCTTCCTGTATTCCCGAATCTTTAGTATCGTGAATCGGAGCCCTGTAAACCGTACCATACTGTCTCGCTAACTTCATAGGGTCGTAAGAAGTATCTCTATACAACTCTTTTCCGTTTAACGTAATGGTATCTTCTGTTTCTTTTTCTACCTCTATCCAGTAGCTATCTTTAATTGGCCTCATGTCTTTGTCTTTAAATTTACTTTACCTCGTACTCTTCTAGATTGTCTGTGTTGTACTCTATCGCTGTAGGCTGAGAGAAAAACCTCTTCCAGGGTCTAGAAAACTCTTCAGTCTCTTTCTTCACGTATACGTCGTACACTACTTGTTGATGTTTGTACCACGCTGCCTCATCTTGAATGATGGCTGTAACTCTAAGGGACCCTCCTAGCATTCTCTGGCCTACCTGATAGGTAAGACCTTGCTTTAAGTCCCCTATAGTTATCTTTCTAATAATAGGGTTAATTGATTCCATTTAGTTTAATTTAATTATGCTAACGTTCTTGATATTTTTATAAAGTGACAATAAAGATATCTAGCAGAGCCCGATAAATTTTGCGAACCTACAACTGGTATTAAAGACGCATTAGAAGTAGTAGCTAAAGACTTAGAAGTCGTTATTGGTTGTGTTACTCCACCTGCAGTTGTAGTTGTAGGAGTGTGAGTTAAACCGTACTGAACACCGTTTACAAAAACACTAATTTTTGCGTTGTCATCAAAAACTATTCTTAATCTATATACAGTACTAACAGCAACTGCGATACCTAAATCTGTTACGTAATCAACGCCAGCAACACTATACACGAAGTGAAGGTTCCCATTTGTCGTTAAAGCTCCTAAATCGTCATCTGTAGCGTATAAAAAATAAGCCTGATCAACGTCAGTAGCGTAAGTACCAGTATTTGATAGCTTCATACCAGCCCAAATAGCTTGGTTAGCAATGTCACTATGAGTTGATATTGCTATGTTAAGTTCTGTTTCAAACTCAGGGCTAAAAAGAACGTTTCTCCAAGGCGTAACATTTAACAGATCAGTGCCATTTCCTTGGGAAGAAATCTTAGGATGAAGTATGACTTGATCGTTATCAGAACCATTAGTTACAACTCTTAAACCTGGTTGAGAACCAGCGTAAGTAATAAAGTTTTCAGCAGCATTTGTACCATCTAAAGACCAGTGAAAGTTTGCTTGTATATGAGGGTCTACCACAACTTCTATTTCAAAAGTTTGAGACGCAATATCTACTGCGTTTGTAGCTACCCTAATTTTACACGAACCATTAGCAACATCATGAACCATGACGTTTACCATAGCGTTATCTGCAATGGCACCACTACTATTTATAATGTAAGCTAAAACATGAGAGTTAGGATGTATCATTGTATTATTAAACGTAAACTCTTGAGAGTCTGACGCAGCCAAATCGTTAGCGTAAGTAGTAATTCTAGTCATTTTAGTTGAACTAGATACAGCTTCCGTAGCACTAGTTCCTTGAGTTACTTCTGCTTGTTGAACATCTTTGTAGGGAAGGCTATGAAAGTACTCGTCAAGAAAATATCTATCTTCTGATTGAGATAACACACCTCCAATAGTTAAGTTTCCTGACTTATCAAGATTCATAGACTGAGACCCATCGACGGTAAAATTCATTGCGTCGTTAGAGTGATCGTAAGATATACCACCTACGTCGTTGTCGTTAGCATCACCAAAATATATATGACCAAAACTAGAAGCTCCAGAAAGTATAGAAAGACCTGCGTCTCCAGAGTTTTCTAAAGTTAACTGGTTAGCAAAAGAACTAGCCGTTACAGCCCCTGCACTTACAGATAATACGTGAAGTAAACCATCTGGAGTTATACCATCAGTACCAACACCTAATTGCTGAAACTCAGCTTTGTTGGTAGAGAGTTTCATAGCTGTAGGCGTTCCATTACCTGTACTAACCTGCTTTAAAGTACCATCAGTTATTTCGTTATCAGACTGAATTAACTTCTGATATGTCCTTGATATTGTTTTACCTTTTAATGAGCTCATTGTTTACTTCTTTTTTATTTTCTCGATAGACCTACCTGCAAAGTAAGCCCCGTATACTGTTATTAATAACGTCTGATATATTGGAACGTACGTTTCTTGAATAATAAATCCTCCTACGTTGCCATCAAACATTGACAAAACTACAAAAATTACAGTTAAGAATATGCAGATTAAAGGACGAATGTTTTTAGATAGCCAGTTGTCAGACTTCATATCAGCCTCCCAACGCTTAGTAACTTGCTCTTGAGCTTGGCTTTCTGCCTTCAATAAAACCTCTTCTATCTTCTGTTGTGCAGCAAGCTTTTCTTCTTTGGTTGTTGTTAGCTTATCTAAAACATCACCAACCTGCTTTACCACACCTCCACCTAATATGTCTAGTAACTTACTCATTACACTTCAGCGTATTTATATCTAGTATCTCCGTCTTCGTCTTTGTAAGCCTCAAGGACCTGCTTTCTGTTTTTAAACTCGTTAAAAGATATGTGTATCCAAGAGTAGTCAAACTCGTTAATCATTTGATCAAAGTCTATACCACTAGATAGTATCCAGTCGTAAATTTTCTTATTATTCATTTCTCCTCCTTCCCAAAACTGCAGATCCAAAGCTTCACCTTTACAATGCTGGCTTTTGTTACTACCACCAATGGCACGATTGAGTTCAGGGCTACGATAACCAGAGCTAATGCGAATAGGACCGATAGCATCTCGCAAAGGCTGCACGATTTTTCTAATAAGAGCCTGAATGTTGTTAAGATGTTCTTTATTCGGTGCATTGTCTATACCTATTCTTTTAGCAGTACTACTGCGAGTTACTTCTGATAGAGAAAAGTTATTACTTAGCTTCATTTTAGTTTAATTAAAGTTCGTTTATTGCTGATTGTACTTGATTTTTTGTTGCTGTTACTTTAAGCATTATGTTAGGTGCAAACCTATACTCTTCCTCACCGTTTTTAAATATTATAATGGTAGGTGCTGAGGTTATTTTATACCTTTCCAGTAAAGATGCGTCCCTTCTTATTATGTGTCTATAAGCTCTACAGTTTTTTAGCTCGTGCATAAACAGTATTTCGTTTCCTCTATTCCATCCTGCCCAAAACTCTACTGCTACTATCCCTCTTCTTATTTCCCAGTCAAAGTTGTCAACACCTATAGAAGATTGACCCTTTAAAGTTAAAGGGGTTAAAAACAATATAAAAAAAAGAATCCTACTCATATAATTTTTCTTTAATGAGTTTAATATCATCTTTAATTTCTTGAACATCTTCCTGGGTAGACATAATAGTCTGCCTAATAAGTTGATCCTTCATGTCGAACTCCATCCTTGTTATTACAGGGTCTAAAGGTTTAGGTAACTCTTTAGCCTCAGCTATATCGTTCTGTAGTGTAAACCACATTCCTATTATGATGGATAAGCCTATTGCTATTACACTCAAACTTTTAATATCAAAGCTTATGCTTGTACTTTCATTAATCTTTATTCCCATTATTACATTTTTTTCTTAGCATTTCCATCTTCGCCTTGCTTGGCGTATCCTTGAGTTAGGATCGTTCTGAGTCTTCTGACTACTTCTTTTTAACTGACCTAAAGATCTAGCACAGTAGGATTTTCTTCTTCCTGCTCTTTTTCCTGTAGGTTTATTTTCTGTTACGGCTGTTTTAAGTTTACTACCAGGATTTGCACGCCTGTAAGCAGCGACTCCTTTCTTAGTCATACCAGCTCCAGACTTTGTAGGTCTGTAATTAGCACCTTTACCTGTTGTTGTTTTTCGTATCGCTTTAGCCATTACTTTTTACTTTTGCGTATTGCCTTTGTTTTTCTTCCCATGCCTACAGATTTTTTCTGAGCTACTACTGCAGACTTTCTAGGTCCAACGCCTTTCCACGTTACAGGAGTTTTAGAAGAAACTTTTTTAGTAGGCCTACACTTTTTAATAGCCTTATTCTTAGAAGAGCCACAAACGTTTCCTTTCTCGTCTTTCCACTTTTCCTTAAACCATCGTTTAAGATTCAGTCCTGCTTGTGTCTTTCTAACTGCCACTACTATCCTCTTTTCTTTCTACACTTAGCTATAGCTCCAGAAGCGTAAGCACTAGGGAATACTTTGTAACTTGCTTTTACCTTGTGGTAGCAGGCATCTTTTATAGATCCACCTTTTTTCATGGTCTTCACCTTCTTACTTTTCTTCTTTCGCTTTACAGCTTTACAAGTACAATTAGCTCCCCCCATTATTTCTTTGAAAATTTTTCTACCCCAGAAATACCAAACGAGCCCAACACAACCCAAACGAAGGAGTCGTATACGTGCTCGTTTATCATAAAGTCTTTACCAAACCATACCACTGTTAGGTCAGCTATCATTATAAGGCACATAATAGCAAAAGCTACAAAGCCTACAATAGCCTTCTCATTCCAGTCGTTATCGTCTTTAAA